AACGAACTAATAGAATCAAGAACATTTTGGTAAAAAGGAGATAATATGAGTGGAATAAGTAAGATAATGCAGAAAAGAGAAGATAGTAGGGCTCCAGCAGATAGAGCAACTAATAAAGAAGTATGGTTTAAAGATGGAGACCAAGTTTTTGTTACTCCTATAGCAACTGGAGAGGAGAATGACACTAATTTAGATGAAATCTATATGTATACATTTAAGAATTCAGACTCTAGATGGACTAATCGTCTACAAGATGAGAATATAGATACTTCAGATGTACCATCTAATATAAGACCGTCCCATAAATTTGCTTTTTGGGGTTATGTACATGAAATTATACATGGTGAAAAGAAGAATGATACATGGGAAGAGGTTGCTGGCCCCGGTGGGCGTAAGTTCTTTAAGGAATTAGTTAATGACTTTAGGGTTATTGCTATATCCTTTGGTCGTAGTGACTATGTTTGGAACCAATTAGTAGATATATACAATGATTGGGGTTCATTAAACAAAGGAGTTATAAGAATTAAACGAGCTGGAGTAGGTATGTATGATACATCTTATACATTAACTGGAACAGCTAGAAGTTCTGAAGTTCCTGAAGAGTTTGTAGCCAAACAAAGTGAACTACCTTCTATAAAAGGTTACTTTGTAGAGAGGTATGGTAATACTCCATCTACTAATGGCAAAGTATCCTTAGATAAAGAAGAGTTATTCTAAACAACATGCTTGTAACTGAACAAAATTATAAAGATGTTGAGTTAAAACTGGCTAAAATAGATACATGGGTGGTTGATGTAGAGACTAATGGGTTAGACCCTTTTGGTAAGAATCAAATCTGTGGTCTAGGAGTAGGGACGTTAGAAGGGGAAACATATTATTTCCCCTTCAGACATCAGCAAGGAATTAACTTACCTATAGAAATGCAAAAAAATATAATAGCTTTAGCTAATTTAAGGAAGACCTTAATAGGGTATAACTTAAAATTTGATTTACATTTCTTAGCAGCAGAAGGTTTAGAGGTTTTAAATAAAACTTTAATTGACGTTATAGTAATGGTACGTTTAACTGAACCATCTGAAGAAAAAGAGATGGGATTATCTAAAACTATTATTCGTAGTTATGGACAAGAAGCTGCTCAATATGATATAGATACTAAAAAATATCTACGAAGTAATAAGTGGCACAAAGATTTCTCATTAGCTCCTTCAGATATATTAGGAGAGTATTGTGAAAAAGATGTAGTATGGACAACTAAGCTATATATTGATAGGTTAAATAAAATTAAAGCTACAAAACAAGAAAGGATATTTGCTTTAGAGTGTGAATTAACTAAAGTTTTATATGAAATGGAAAATGCTGGAGTACAAATAGATACTGATTATGCAAGAAATTCTCAGGACAAAATTCAAGAGCGACAAGAACAACTAGCTAATAAGATTTTTGATTTAGTAGGGGAATTTAACATTAATAGTACTCAACAGTTATGTGAAGTTATGAATGCTAATGGTATATTCTCACCTCTAGAAACACCTAAAGGTGCTCAATCGTGGGGGGAAATGGCATTAGTACAGATTAATAATCCTTTTGCAGGGTTTGTTAGGCAGTACAGAGCTTTAGGTAAGTTATTATCTACTTATCTAGAACCTTATACAGAATCACCTACAATGCATACCAATTTTTGCAATTGGGGTACATTAACAGGTAGACTATCTTCAAGAGAACCTAATCTTCAAAACATACCTAGAAACCATTTTAAATTAAGTGATGTAGTTTTGAATGAAGAAGAACGACATATAGTTAGAGGAAGGATTAATGCTTTGATATCATCTAAAGGAGGTACAGTAAATAGTACTTTAGATGATGATGTTATAGATACTTGGGGTTTTGTGGGAGATGAATCATACGAAGAAGCAGATTCAACTCAAATAGCTGTTCGTAGACTATTTACACCACGACCAGAGTACTCATTAGTAGCTTTTGACTACTCTCAAATGGAAGTTCGTGTGTTTTTAAGCTATTTTCAGAATGAGGAAATTGAGGAATTATTAAAACAGTCGGATATAGACTTTCATGGGGAGGCTGCGAAGTTAGCTTTTAATGTAAATGAAGAGGACAAAGGGTTTAAAGAGTTCAGACAGATGGCTAAAGCTATTACTTTTGGCACTATTTATGGAATAGGTAGTAAGAAACTAGCTGTTCAGTTAGGAATCACCCCTAAACAGGCATTAGAATACAAAAGAAAGTACTTTGCAGGGCTTAAAGGGTCTAAAGAATTCTTTGACCAAGTGGTTCAAGCTGTAACTATTAAAGGTTTTATAAAGAATAGGTATGGAAGATTATATAGAGTACCTAAAAATTTGGGGTATAAAGGAGTAAATTACTTAGTTCAGGGTACTTCAGCAGATATATTGAGTGAACGAATGATAGAAGTAGCCAGTTATTTAAGAAATACTAAAAGTAGATTGCTGTTACAGGTACACGATGAAGTTATATGTGAAGTACATAAGGATGACCTTAAAACAGTACCTCATAAGATTAAAGAATTGATGGAAATAAACAGTTTAGATATTCCCTTATATGTTGATATGGAATTCTGTAATCCTTCATGGGCAAATAAGATAGATTTTGAAAAACCCTTGACAGAAGATAAAGAAGATGATATAGTAGATTATATAGATTGGAATTAGATTAGGAGGTATGAAGATATGTACAAACCATTACCAGACACGCTTAGTGTAGGAAGGTCAGAGATAGAAGGATTAGGATTATTTGTTGTAGAAGAAATTCCTGTTGGAACTACATTAGGTATAACTCATGTAGAGAATAAAGAATTTGAGAATGGTTGGATTAGAACCCCTCTTGGAGGATTCTATAACCATTCAGATACACCTAATTGTAAGTTAGAGACAAAATACTTAGAAACAGTAGAAGTAAAAGAATTATATACTTTAAAAGATTTAAAGTTAGGTGATGAGATAACTTGTGTATATACCATATGGGATATAGAAAAGGATTTAGCTGATGGATAAAGAAATTAGTGAATGGGTATCTGAATTCAATGAAGAGGCCTTGTTTGCAGATGGGTTTGAGGATGCTTTTGTAGGAGTAATAGAAAGATTTGGACAAGACCCTATTGCTGTATATGATAGAGAGAAATGTATAGCAATTCTTATGGAACAATTTGATGATGATAATGACGAAGAAAGAGATTTATATGAAGAAGCAGAAGACTATTTTGGTTATAATGTAATAGGGTCATGGGTAGGAGAAGGTACTCCAGCATTTATTACTAGATATGAAAAAGAATAAGGAGGAAAGCATGAAAAAATGGTTAGCAATATTAGGAACAAGTACTGTGTCAGCTATGGCATTAGCTGCATGGTGGGCTAAGGTGAAAGGAAAACAAAAGGTCGAAAGTAAAGAAGAAGAAGAAGAAGTAACCCAAGCAGACATTGGTTGGGGATAAGGAGGTAAATATGTCAAAAGTAAGTGTACATTTAGGTTTTACATTCAGAGTAGGGCCACTAGACCAGAATCAATACGGTAGAGTTGACTTAACCTATGACCAGATTGATACTGAACTACCACTTCAGCCTCAATTAGAGGCATCTGATGAAGTATCAAATGTGGTTTGGAAAACTATAAAAGGTAAAGTAGACTCTCAAATTGATGAGATGCTAAACGAAGGAGGATAATATGGGAGAAAGCCATCAAGCGACAGTTTTAGATGCTATATTATCTGAACGAGTTAGACAAGATGAAATATGGGGAGACCAATCGAAGCACAATGATTCAGAATGGAATGTTATAGCTACTCAACAACAAGGAGAAGTAGCTAAAACTATAAAAGAGAGTATGAATGCTAAGTTATTTATAGAGCTTATTCAGACTGGTGCTATATATTTTGCTTGGGCTGAGTCCCTTTTAAGGAGGATAGAGGAATGAAGAACTCTGCTGAAGAAGTCATACAAGACTTATTAAAAAGTACTAAACTTAATATACAAAGAGGGTCAGATGATGCGTTTATGTATAGTCGTATCCCTTTTGGAATACCAGCATTAGATGATTTAACTGGTGGAGGTATACCAAAGAAGCGAATGACTATTCTATATGGCCCTACTAACGTAGGTAAATCATATCTAGCTTCACAGATAGTAGTTAATACCCAAAAAGAAGGTGGTACTGCTGCTTGGATAGATACAGAACTATCATGGGATAGTGCATGGATGTCTAAATGTGGGGTGGATGTAGATAATACTTTAGTATCTCAACCTGTAAATGGGGAAGAAGCTATGGATATTATTAAAGAACTAATGCAAGTAGGCATAGATGTTATAGTATTAGACAGTATAGCAGGTTTAGTACCCACAGCAGTAGTACAAGAAGAGTTTTCTTATAATCCTATGGCATGGCAAGCTAGATTTGTAAATTCAGCTCTGCCTAAAATTCTACCCAATCTAAAAATGGGGTCAGCATTTGTAGCCATAAATCAAGTACGAAGTAGTATTGGGCCAGTAGCATTAGATAATATGCCCGGAGGATTAGCTCAAGCATTCTTTGCCCATTTCTTATTACAAGTACGAAGACAGGGCTGGTTAGAAGAGATGAGAGGTAAGACTAAAACTAAAGTAGGATTTGATATGGAGGTTAGAGTACGCAAAACCAAAGTTGGTGGAGAGAATTGGGATTCTGCCGTAGTACCATTCAGAGTAGAAGGAGGAATTGATATAGTAGAAAGTTTTATTAGAGAAGCTATAGAGAAGAAAGTGATTACTCAAGCTGGAGCATGGTATACTTATGAAGGAGAGAAGGTTATGGGATTGAATGGGATTAAGAGTTTGTTTATAGATAACCCTAATAAGTTTGAAGCTCTACAAAAAGCTGTAGTATGAACATAACACCCAAAGATTATACATCTCAAGAGAATATAATAGCTGAATGCTTATCTGAATTTGGTATGAGATATGCTCAACAGTATGAGATTTCTCCATATACAGTAGATTTTTATATTCCTGATATAGGAACTATAATAGAAGCTGATGGAAAATATGGACATCTACAGAAAAGAGACAGAAAAAGAGATTGTTATCTATCAAATCAAAAAGGGATAGAGTATATTCTACATATTAAAGAATATACAAAAGAAAAGATAAAGGAGCAAGTATGGCAGGAATTAAACAAATTAGCAGTATACCAACCAAACAACTAAACAAAAGTAAGAAACCAAGAAAGGCTAGAGTAAAAAATCAAGACCGAGCTCTTTTGACACATATAGAGGGAGTATTATGTTATAGTAAACCTTGGACTACTAGTGGAGTATTTTATCCATCAATGTTAGGTAATAAGTGTGATAGATATTTATATCTTGCATATCAAGGAAATTTGCCTACTCAAACTATTACAGCTAAAACAGCTCGTATTTTTGATAATGGAAGTCAGTTAGAGGTTAGAATGAAGAGATACTTTGAAAGAATGGGGATATTTATAGCTGCTGAACAATCGGTTAAATTAGCTAATCCTAATATTTCAGGTAGGTATGACTTTCTATTATCACATATAAAGCATGGTCGAATACTTCTAGAATTAAAATCTATTAATACCAAAGGGTTTGAGGCTTTAATAGAAGCTCCTAAACCAGAACATGCTATACAATTGCAGATATATCTTAATCTAGCAGGTATAGATAATGGAGTTGTACTATATGAGAATAAAAATGACCAAGAATTAAAGGCTTTTAAGGTAGACAAAGACACTAAAGTATGGGATAATATAATAGAAAGGTGTATTAAGATTCAAAACATGTTGCCTCTAGATGCACCTAATATTTGTACTGGAGATTATTTTTGTGCCTGTAAGGAGGTTAAGTAATGGATAATAGAGAAACTAAATGGACTCCTATAAAAGCATTAGGTAGAGCACAGAAGTATGTGGATGATTTAATGATTCCTTCTATAGGAAAAGAGACTACAAAAGAATATGCTTTAAATTATTCTAATCTTATGAATGAAGATAATCGTAAAATAGAAGAATATTTAACAGCTTATGGAGGATATAAAGCTTATCTAGAGATTCAATTATCGGATTGTTCTTCTAAAAAGACTGCATTAGAAGCAGCTTTTGACGAAGGATATGCAACAGCTATATATAAATTAGCTGAAGAACGAGAAGAAGATGGAAAGAAAAAGTTAACTCGTGAAGAAGTACGAGGAGCAGCTATGTCAAAGTACGAACAGTTAAGAGAACTAAAAAGAGAGATTATAGAACAAGAAGCTATATGTACTAGAGTATCTGGCTTGTTAAATGCCTATAAAGCAACTTATGATGCTGTTTCTAGGATTGTGACTTTGAGAACATTTGGAAGTGACAATGCTAAATAAGAATGTTTATATGGGATTAGATTGTTCTAGTAAAGCTATTCATAGTGTATGGATAGATGATACAGAGAAACTATTAACTCAACA